TTATACTATAGCAGTACAGAACTATAGAACTATGTTTCCTAAAAAGAAATTACCTAGTGGTAAACCTGCAAGAGTCAATGAAAAAACATTAATAGATTGTTTTAGATGGTTTTTTGAGACATATGATTATACATGGGATCAAGTATATGCAGCAACACGTAAATATTTAAATGAATATGAAGATCAAAATTATATGTACATGAAGACTAGTCAATACTTTATAGTTAAGACAGGACAAAATAAACAAAAGACTTCAGAGTTAGCTGACTATTGTGACATGATTAAGGAGGGAACAGATGATAACAACAACCATTTTAAAGAGAAAGTAGTATGAGTGATAACGCATGGGGTGGACAATACACAGCCTTTAATGAGGCACTTAAATATATGCTTGATAGGCAGAGCGGTAAAGAGAAATCTATACAGACTCCATGGCCTAAATTCAATGACGCAATCACTGACGGTTTAGAATGGAATACATTAACTGTTATAGGTGGTAGACCTGGTTCAGGTAAAACATTGATAAAAGATCAGATCATTAGAGAATCATTTATACATAATCCTGCAGAGGATTACCGTGTACTTGAGTTTCAATTTGAGATGGTAGGTAGAACTTCAGCAATAAGAGAGTTTAGTTCTTTAACAGGTAAAACATATAAAGAACTGTGTAGTGCAGGTACTGTACTGGATCAGCAAACCTTTGACAAATGTCATCAGTATGCAAAAACTAGAGTTAAGAACCCAGTTGATATTATATCTACACCCATGACTGTTAATCAAATGAGAGAACAAGTTGATGCATATATGAATGAACACAAAGGACAAAAGACTATAATTACATTAGACCATACTATTCTAGTAAAGAGAGCACCATATCAGAACAATAGATTAGATATGTTATTTGAGTTAGGTGAATTCTTTACACAAGTTAAGCGTGAGTATCCTGTAATGTTTATAGCACTGTCTCAATTGAATAGAAATATAGATAATCCTGATCGTGCAGTTGATGGTAAGTATGGTAACTATGTACTTGAGTCAGATATATTTGGTTCAGATGCAATGCTACAGCATGCTGATACACTGATTGGTATTAATAGGCCAGCTAAACAGAAGATTAGATTTTATGGGCCTGATAGATTTGTAATACAAGATGACAAAACATTAGTCTTACACTTCCTTAAAGCAAGGAATGGTGATGCACGTATGTCTTTTTTTAAGGCAGCGTTTGAACGTATGGAGATAATGGAGATGGACACACCACCTCAACAAGTTAGACAATAAAATAAAATAGATGACACCACAAGAACGTAAAGCAAGTATAAAGATATTATACACAGAGCACGCAGATTATTTTAAAGATAATAAAATAGACAAGCCTGCATATATACCTAAGATGGCATACAGGCCAGCTGGCAAGGATGATTTACATGTTACATTTTTCCCAAGTGAATTAGAAAATAACATGGATATATACACAGAATTTGTAAGCATTGAATATAAGTCAGAAGATCCAAAGAGAACACTATACTTACTTAAGTATAATCCTCACTGGAAAGAAGAATATGAAATGATTACTAGTAACTCAGGATTTCAAAGACATATGGTACCTGTTAGTGAACTAAAGGCAATCAATGATGTAACTCATAGAGGTCAAAGGAAACTAGACAATGAAGATGTTGCTGTAGCATCTGGTACATTTGATGCATTACCTAACCCAGAGACTGAAAGGGATATAGTTGATGTACTCAAAGGTATAGAAAAAGCATTACTAAGTATTAACTCAAAATTAAAATAGAATGGCACAAAGCGTATTAGTCATAGCTGACTCAGGGACTGGAAAGTCTACATCAATTAGGAAACTAAATCCTAAAGAAACATTTATAATTAACATAGCTAACAAACCTTTACCATTTAAGGGATGGAAAAAGAATTACACTAGTATATCTAAGGAAACTCCTAAAGGTAACATGACATCTGCAAGCTCAGCTGCAGGGATCATTAAAGCAATGCAACATGTTAATGATAAGATGTCACATATAAAAACGTTAGTCATAGATGACTGGCAGTACATGTCTAGTTTTGAATACTTTGACAGAGCACATGAGAAAGGTTATGATAAGTTTACTCAGATTGCAGCTAACTTAGCGCAGGTTGCTAAGATGCCTAAAGATATGAGAGAAGACTTAACTATATTTTTCTTGACTCATTCAGAAGATTCAGTAGACGGTAATGGTAATAGAAAAGTTAAAGCTAAAACAATAGGTAAAATGATTGATAATACTTTAACGCTAGAAGGTTTGTTCTCTATAGTATTATTTGGTAGAGTAAACAAAACTGATGATGGACTAGAGTACGGGTTTGATACTGTTAACAATGGAGAGAACACATGTAAATCTCCTATTGACATGTTTAAAGAACCATTTATAGATAATGACTTACAGTTTGTAAAGGACTGTATTACAGAGTATGAACAATAATCAATTAATTAATTAAAAAAAAGAAAGTATGTTAAGTACAAAAGACATGACCACAGGTGGTGGTAAATTAAGACCTTTAATGGGTCCAGGCAACAACGTAGTAAGAATTAATAGTATATCTATGGACAAGACTCCTTGGGATGCTGAGGCATATCAAATACATCTACATGTAGAGAGTCAGCCTATTACAGGAGAGTTTGAAGGTTTCTTGCGTGATCAAAATAATGAATCACTAGGTAGATATGATGGTCAGATTGCTAGAGTAAGAATGGCACCGTTCCCATATAAAGATGCTACATTAGATAACGGTAGGGAGATAAGCAAAGATCAAGAGATCTTAAAAGGTATGATATTTGTTAGTGAAGTAGTAGGTGGCAGAGAAAAGCTAGATGCTATTGAAGCTAATACAATTGAAGACTTTGTATCAAAGTGTAATGAATTATTTTCTAACAGTGAATTCTTTAACGTATGCTTAGCATCACGTGAGTGGGAAAATAAAGAAGGTTATATTAATAATGATTTATACTTTCCAAAGCTATCTAGAGAAGGTGTACCTATGGAGGCATTAGATGTTGCTACTACTAGACTTATTACATTTGATAAAAATGTACATGTTAGAAGTATAAACAAAACTTCAAATGGAACATCACCTGCTGCTCCTAAAACATTTGAGCCTGTTACATCTAATGGCGCATCTGACTTTGAGTTATAAATAATTTAGGTGGGGACTAACATAAAGGCGCTTTTGCCAAACTGTTAATACTATTGTTAGTCCCTATCTAATTTTTTAATTATAATATGTTTAGTACAAAGAATTTTATCAGTGAACATGAAGAAATCAAGAGTGGTTGGGTATTTCAATCAAATCCATATTTAATCCTTCAGAAAGAACACCTAGTATGTATATATACTTAGACCCTTCTTGTATGGAATATAAATTTAAGGATTTCTCTACAGGGAAACAAGGTAGTAAGATTGATATAGTTCAACATTTATTTAGTTTAACATATTCTCAAACGTTATTTAAAATCACAGAAGATTACAACAAATGGATTATGGATGGTGGCTTCCTTGAGGTTGATCCAGAATACAAACCTGTGTCTAGATATGCGGTTGATTATATTTCTAAAAGAGAATGGAACTCACAAGATGCTGAGTACTGGTTACAATACAACATAGGAACATCTATGCTTACTGAGTATAACGTACATCCTATAGAGCATTATAACATGATCAAAGCATCTACTGAGGGTATTGACAAACTTGTAATAAAGAATCCATTAATGTATGGTTACTATACAGACAGTGGTGATTGTTATAAGATATATCAACCTAAACAGAAGAGTTATAAGTTCATCAAGATTGAGTCACATCTTCAAGGACTTGAACAACTTAAATATGATAAGGATTACTTGGTAATATGTTCATCACTTAAGGATGCAATGTGTCTAAAATCATTTAACTTTGGTTTAGATGTCATAGCACCAGACAGCGAGAACACTATCATCAAGCCATATATTATACAGAACTTACAGTCTAAGTACAAAAAATTGTTATCTTTGCTAGACAATGATGAGGCAGGACACATAGGCATGGAGAAATATAAAAAAGCATATAATATTCAACCTATCTATCTCAAATCAGAGAAAGATATATCAGATGTTGTAGCTAAATATGGATTCAGTGCAGTTCAGTCTAAGTTATTTAAACTAATTAAGGACTCAATATAATATTATGAAATGGTTTATACCGGGTAACACACCAAGCTCCAAAAACAGCAGACAGTGGACAGGTAAATATTTTATAACTAGTAAAACAGTTACTAAGTATAGACAAGCTACTAATGCAGTATATATGGAATTGAAAGAGTCCTTCACTAAAGAATTCAATCAATTGGAGTTACCCGTGTATGTAACCTTTAAGTTTATTAGAAACAGTAGGCGTAAGTTTGATTATGTCAACCCTTTACAGACTGTTCAGGATGATATGCAGAAGCATGAATGGATCCCGGATGACAATTGTGAGTATATAATACCAGTGTTTGAACCATATGAATATAATAAAGAAGAAGCAGGTGTAATAATTAAATTAGATGACAAAAGAAATAAAAGGAAAGATTGAGATAACACTAGAAATATATAATAATATTAAAGCTATGATTAAGTCCTCAAATACAGAGGACTTTTTTATTGGTGCAAAGATGTGGTTTGCAATGAGCCCACCTGAGATGCTTACTGTAATATTAAAGAAACATTGTCATAAAAGAACTAGACAATTTTTAATAATACAAAAAGAAGAATACATATGGTCTATTAATCATAGATTAACTTGGCCAGTTATTATGGATCATCTAATGGCTAATAAAGAATACATTAAGTATAGAGACATAATAGAACAAGAGTTCAATGCCTATATAAATCAGAAATTAATGAATGAAGGACTAGGAAAGAATATTAAAAAAATTAAAACAAAAATTAAATGGCAGAATTAGTAAGCCCTTGCTGTGGGGCAGAATACAGCGACATGCAAGATGAAGAAGGATATGACATCTATATATGTGACAATCACAGTTGCAAAGAAGAATTTAGTGAACCTATTGAAGATTATGAATATAAACAAAGGTGTCTAGATGATATAGCAGAAGATAGAATGGATGAACAAAGACTAGGATTATGAAAGAGATTATAATATCAGATCCAGGAGATGAGCAACCTAACACTCACTTAATAAAATTTATATGAA